GTTTGGTTTCCAACACTTTCTAAGTATTGAGGAATGTTTTGAGAATATGCTATTAAATAATTTTGTAATCTCAACGCATAGTAGTCAGCATTCGTTTGTGCTATTTGTTTAAGGTAATCTATCTCCGTTTTAGATGGAGCTTCGCCTTGCTCACTCTTTTGCTTCACAGCCCCATTAGATTTGAATTGTACAGAGCTGAATGGAATATATTCAACCGCTGAATACCAAATCAAAGAGTTCTTTACATAATCATCTAATAAGTCCTGATAATAAGAACTTAAACTGCTTACAGTTCCTGCTACGATTTGTGCTTGTAAATAATCGAAAAGTACAGTACCCAATAAGTTTTTTAAATACTTATCCTGCGCTGTTCTTACAAATGGTAATAAAGCATCAGCATCAATTGCACCCTGTAATGGTGTATTTTTGATGATATCGTTTCTTGTTATAAATAGTGCGTAAGCCATATGGTTTATTAATTATATTCTTTTGAAAAAAATGCTGATTTAGTTCCTACTCTTCTGATAAAATCAATATCATCATCACTACTCATTTCCTCACTTCTGCCAGGTATTGGTTCTAATGGTGTTTCATCAGCGGTATCTTCAGTTGTAGCTGGATTCTCCATTGAATCGTTTACATCTTCTTCAACTTGCTCAATAGTTTTGCCTGTTTCTTCTGCGGTAGTTGATAGGATTACTAACGGAGTTAATTGCTCAAAATATAAATCAGCTTCAGGATATCCACCTTGTGCTAAAGCATAATCTAATGTATTTAAGATTATGTTTTGGAACGGAGAGATTGTCATTGTTTGCATAATTGAGAATGCTGTTTTCATCTCCTCTGATTGTGAACTAAATCCGTTATTAGTAGTTCTGATACCAAATAGAAGTGGTGATGTTACTCTATGAGCAACTAAGATTCTATCTTGCGTATATTCCGCAACATAGTCATACTTCTCGTGTAAATTTGGTATATCAATTGTATCAATAGTTGGTTTGGTTGCTGGGTCATCGTTAAATGATAACATAAAACGGCCAGCATTATCTGTGCCTGTAAATTTAGCCTGTACCAAATCCTCAATAGTTTGTCTTTCTTCTGGTGCGGGTACTCCATTGTTAAAATTTAACATAACCGCCGGTAAGAATCCGTTTGTAATATTGTTAAAGTGTAGATTACTTATCTCACCTTCTGATACTGATAATTGTAAAGCAGATACCCAATCAGGCAACGAATAGTAATATAGACCAGGACAATAATGTTTGATATAAAGGATTTCCATCTTTTCTTCAGATGTTCCAAAAGCAGGAATCTTCTTTTTATTCTTTACTGCTTTTGCATCACTCCAATCAGTAGCGTAATAATAATTCTCAATACGTGGATTAGAACCAATCTTTTCAGCTCTAATGTTTTGTACAGGAACGTGGTAAAACTTCTTTACCTTACTATGGTCATCTGTCCAATAAACTTGCATTGCAGCATTACCAAATAATTTTAAATCGAATGATACTCTTTTAATCTCTTCTTGCGGAATCAACTTTTGTAATACTTCACCAAATGCTTCATTCTTAGAATAGATACCTTTACCAAATATCAAATCAGCTATACCTTCAACACATGCTGAAGTTGTTGTTGATACATTGTATGCACCTATTACTGCATTGAAGAAATCATCATGCCCATAAACACCAAATGGCACCCACCCATAACGAGTTTTTGTATCCTCCTGAATGATAGGAAGGGAATTGTTGTTTACATTAACGATTGAGAATTTTTGCTGTTGTTTCATATTAATCCATTATTATATATAGATTCTCCGATTGATTAGAGATATATTGAGTATTTTGATTTTCGTAAACTGCTTTATCAATTGATTGAGAAGCATAGACTTGAATAGAACCATGCCAAATATCCACAGAGCCCGATGCTATACCATTGTATAATACGGCTCTATATTCATCACCTACCATTGCTCCGCTTATGTTATTAATTGAAAAACTTACAAACGATTCATATGGTTGGTAGGTTAATCCACTAATAGAAGCAGTTAAATTATATTGTGTAGTCATATTCTGCAAACTCATAGTGAAAGCAGAAGAAGCGGTTGGTTCGGTTCTGAACACATATTCGTTTGATTGAGATATATAGTAAGCTAACATTATCCTGGATTTATCTTGTCTTTATCTAATAATAACACCGAAATAAGTAGAAATAGTTAAGCATAAAAAAGCACACCCTTAATAGAGTGTGCTCTTAATATTTTTTATGCTATACTGAATTAAGAGTTTGTTCCGTAAACTACTGAATAGTTTGCAGTTAAACCACCTAATGCGTTAGTTGTAGTTGAACCTGATAAGAATACTGCTGGCAACTTCTCCTGACCTGTGAAAGTTACTGAATAACCATAAAGGTCACCCAATGCTCCACCAGTTTGGATTGTACCTGCAGTTACATCTGCACCGTGCTCCTTACCAACTAACAATGCATCTCCGTTATTTGTCCAAACGATGATTTGAGGTCTACCATAAGCCATAAGCTTCAATTGAGTAGTCATTTCGTTTGTTAACTTTTTCAAGTTCATTACTAATTCTTGTGAGAAGAATGTAGTACCATTTTCGCGAGATGAGTTAACAGTTTCAGTATATGCACTTGTACCCTTTAATTCATAGTAATAAAGAGTAGAGCCAGAAGGTACTGCTGTTACCTCTCCGTTTCCGTTTGTAGTGAAAGAACCTGTTGTAAAGTTGATAAAGTAGACCCCTTGGATACCACCAACGCTTTCTTTACATACTTCGTTTCTTCCAGCTGATAAATTACAAGCCATATCTTTGTTGTTTTAAATTTGTTTAAAATTTGGTGGGGATTTTACACCCCACCTTTTTTATATTGTTAGTTACTATTAGTATGCACCATAGTAAACGATGTCTTGTCCGATACCGAACTGAACACCTGCAGTGTATCTCATGATAACTCTGTAGTTTTGAGAACCATCTAAGTTAGCCATGTCTAATACTCTTACTTCATTGTGGTCAGATAATAAACCTGTACCGAAGAATAAGTTAGATTTTTGAGCTGCTACGATTTTAGAATCACTCATACCAGGACACAATACTAAATCGATACCATTGAAGTTCATTGGCTTCTCACCGATTGTGAATTGGTTTTGGTAACCATTAGCACCATAAGTAGTTGCAGAAGTTTGACCTGCAGTTGCTAATTGGTAAGCTTTTGCTACGTTTGTTGGAACATAGATAACTAAATCTTGCTTTCCGTAAACTGCTGCTGGGATTGTTTCTACTACTGATTGTAATTTAGAGATTACGTTTGCAGTAGTTACAGAACCAGAAATCAATGCAGAACCTGAACCTGAAGTTCTTGCTGGTAATACTGCTGTTGCTCCACCTGCTGCTACTGATGCTGATAACAATAATTCGAAACCATCGAATTGACCGTTAGTAGAACCATTACCTTGCCAGATTGATTGCTCAACTGCTTGTGCTACGTTACCTGCTACATAAGATACTAAGAAATCGTTGAAGTTCTTTGGAATTTCATCGAATGCAGAGAATCCTAATTGCATTGCTTCCCAAGAATCTACGAACTCTTGCTTACACAATTGTAAGTTCACTTGGAACTCATCAGGTTGTAAAATTCTTTCAGTAATTGATGCAGTTGCACTTGCGTTGAAATCACAAGAAGCATCTGAAACTAAGCTAGATACTGCTAGCTTTTGGATTACACTTTTGAACTTTACGTTTGGCATAATTGTTACCAACTTCTTGTCCAAAGTGTTAGCGCTCAACAATGCTGCTGCTATATAGCCAGAAGCTGCTTCACCTGCGTAGGTAGAAGTAATTTCAGGTTGAGTTGCGAACTTTTGAAATTTTTTCATTTTAATAAATTTTTAATTTTTTGGATTAATTATATAATTTCGATAAGAATGTTGACTGATAATTCTTAACAGTCTTACCATAATTCTTTTTGTTTGATTCAGCTGCGAACTTAGTTGCTTCTTCGATTGGAGCACCATCTAATTTAGGTAACTCTTCTTCTTCAGCCATTTCTACTTCTTCTTCAGCTTTTTTATCTACTACTTCTTCTTTTACTTTCTCCATTTCCATCATCTTCTTTTCCATCTCTTCAATACGATATGCCATTTCTTCCATTTTCTTTTTCATATCGCCTAATTCGATTTCGATTGATGGTTCTTCAGATTCTTCTTCGTTTTCGCCTAAAGGTTTACCATCGGTTTCTGGCATATCTTCAGTAGCTTCTTCAGTTACTTCAGCCATCATAGTACCGTCTTTTACTTGTCCTTTTAAATCAGGCATTACGTTTTCTTTATCTTCGTTACCTACTGATGGGATTGGTTGTTCTTTAATAGTCTCAGCGTCTGCTAATTCAACGTTTTCTCTTTCAACGATTTTACCGTCTTTAGTGATAACTTTGATTAGGTTTTCGTTACCTGATTCATCTTTTAATGCCAACTCATGCTCACCATCTGGTGCTGGAGTTTTTGTTCCATCTTCTGATACGATATCTAAAGGTTCACCAACATCAAATGTAGGTGATTCTACGATTGTTCCATCAGCTAATTTAGCGTAAGTTAATTCCACTTCATCCTTTGATAAAAGAGCCATTATCTTACTTAGTACAGTTTTTGAATTCATGTCTAAATTGTTTTATATTGTTAATAACATCTATGTTTGTAAAAATCATTATTTTTTTATGTAAATGTCATATAGCGGCATGCTATACTTCTTCTATTGCCAGTTTCGCTTCTTGTTTTATTATCTAAAAAAGGAGCACCAGGAAAATTACGGTCATATACATATGCATTGGTATTGCTTGAAGATTCACTTAACCAAATAGTTCCTCCATTCCAAAAAC